TGTCTAACTCCTTTCCTGCTATCTCCTTGCTACAATTATATTATATACTTATATAAGTATATTGTCAACAACTTTTTGTACTTATATAAGTATTTTTTTATAGTAATACTTATCTTCTTTCTGATGTATCCTTATTTCTTCATCTTTGCCCCTGTAATTCATTTCTGCATCTGTTACAAAGTCGCAATCAGTGCATGAAAAAATCCACATTCCATAGGTCTATTATCTTCTTTTCTTATTCTTTTTGCCGATAATCTCCCTCTTTTTGTTACTTTATACACATTTGAATATTGCATTAAATTACTAAATTCTAATCTTTCCCCTCGCTTTCTTCTCTTCGATTGCTGCCACCACAAATTCGTTACGGCTCTTATAGCCCTGCTTCTTTGCTTCCTTGTCAATTTCCGCTTTCTGTCCTGTAGGGACCGTTACAAGAAATTGGTCGTAAGCCTTTGCATTATATTTATTTTTTGCTTTTGTTGCAGGCGTTCCCCCTGTCTTTTCTTCTGCCAACTGCTGCACCTCCTTGTCTTTTTATGTTTTTTATCATATCACAGCGCACATACTTATACAAGTATATAAAATGCACAAATAATTCTATATACTTATATAAGTACTTTGGTTATTTTCCCGGGTTGCATATATACTTATATAAGTATATAATAACATCATAAGGAACAGGAAATAAGACAGACCAACAAAGTTATACACATTATCCACATTTTAGGAGGTTTTCTTTATGGAAAGAACATTAGAAACTATCAGAATTAACAACGCTTTAGAAATTGTCAGACTTAAAGGCAATCTTAAATTTAAACATCCTCTTGGTTACACTCTTCCAAGTGGTTACTGCTTTAAACACCCTGTTAAAGGCTATCTTGCCTTTGAGGGTAATACAGAACCTTATATTCCTTGTGGCGGTAAAAAGGCTCTTCTTTCTATCGCACAATCCGGCGGTTTCTTAAACTTTGATAATGTTGTTTGGCTTCAATCGCTTAACTAAATATATTTGTCCGGGGTTGCTACTGCTGCCCCGGCTCTACAGGAGGATGATATTGAATTATTACAAGAACAATCGTTTATGTTATGGATTGAAAGGTGTAATAGTATTTCTCACAAAATATATAAACTTTCTGAATGTGGCATTGAACCGCTTGCCCTACTCTCTTATCCTGTCAGAAATTAAAAACCGCCCCAAGGCATAAGCCAAGGGGCATTTTTATTTACTGCATATTCTGTTATTTTGTGCTTTCTCCAAGTGTTACAACCGCCGGGGTTGTCTGCTGTTTGTTCTCAATGTATGTTGTAAGGTTTTCGTTGGTTTCCCACTTATTTTTGGCTTCCGCTAATACTGATTCTGCAATCTGTACCAACTGCTTTTCTGTAAACAGGATTCTAACCACGCTCGGAAGATATGCGTACAGTTTTGCAACGACTTCCGACAGCTTAATAACGCCCGTGCCGGCCCCGCACTCTCCCTCTGCATCTGTAACAAACTTAATTGCAATCTGCTTTAATATCTTTGTCTGCCCTGTCTTAATCAGATAGATAATTAGAGCAATGACGATTACAATAAGTAATACTGAATCCCAATTCATAAGTAACCACTTTAAAATCTGCATAATATTTTCCTCCATTTTGTGACCGAATCGGTCTATTTTACATCTTCTTTATTGACCCAACCGTAAATACCTTTGCCGTCCTGTGATATGCAATGATAAGGGTGTGTGCCTTTTGTGTTAATTGCTGTTACTTTACAGGTGCTTACTACATCCTTTTCCTTGGCTGCGTATTCTGCCGTAGAAGAAACATAAACCCCTCCGCCTGTGAATGTTACTATATCGCCTTTTGAAACGCCTGTAGGGTCGCTGTGAGCCTTAGAGGATAATTCCTTGATAGATTCCGCATTGACCCAACCATACACACCTTTATCATCCTGTGATATACAATGATAAGGGTGTGTGCCTTTTGTGTTAATTGCTGTTACTTTACAGGTGCTTACTACATCCTTTTCCTTGGCTGTGTATTCTGCCGTAGAAGAAACATAAACCCCTCCGCCTGTGAACGTTACTATATCGCCTTTTGAAACGCCTGTAGGCGTACTCTGTGGCTTCTGTGCGGTGTTTTCTTTCTCTTCTGCCTTGGTGCTTGATACATCTGCTAAACTGCTGCCCTTGACAGCTTCGTATACCTTACCCCTACGGCTTTCATACTGCCCCATATTGGCATCTTTTAATGCGTAGGCGTGTATTTCTTCAAGTCCTACCTTTTCCGCCCCTCCTGTGGCTTCTGCTGCTGTCTGTGCAATTCGTGAACTCGCACCGCTACCGTCTTGGTTCTCCAAGTCTGCAAAATAAGCAAGTGCCTTTAGTGATACTAAGCCGATTTTTACGCCGTTTTTTACATATCCTGTAATATCCGCATCCGCTAAATCGTCCTGTACCTCTTTTCCGTCCTTGGTTGTAAGCAATTCAGAGATTGCCTTGGCTTCCTCTTCGCTCGCTTCCCTTTCCTGTCTGTTCCATGCATCCGCACTACTTCCGGCAATTTCTGTATACAGGGCATCCCCTAATATCTTTTTCGCCCGTTCGTGGTCTTTTTCCACAATGGATTTTAAAAGGGGCAACGCTCTGCCCCAATATGCGTTCCACTGGCACTTACCTATGCTCATTCCGTGGCTGTTGTCGTTTCGGTTTACACTTCCGTAATTTCCCTCCTGTGAGCAGATAATACCGCTTGCAACCTTTACGACCTTTTTAATCTGTGCTGCTGTTACCGCCATAGTGTACCTCCTACACTCTCTGTGTATATCCAAGGCTTATATATCCTGCTCCACTCTTCAACTTGCCCCAAGTGGTGCTACCGTTCTTTACTTTGCCAACAATTGTATATACTTCGCCCTGCTTTACCTGTGTAGCAATTCCGTAATTTGTGCCCGGTCCTTTTCGCACATTTAAAACGGCGGTATTGATTTTTACCTTGTATCTTGTATCCTGTGCCGTGTGCTGCTGTCCTCCTGTGGATGCCGAACCGCCTAAAATACTCTTTACTTTATTTTTGAAATTCTGCCATTCTGCGGAATCACTTACCATTTGAGCCGGGCAGTTTTTACCTGTCACATCATAATGTCGTAAAACATAGGTATCTACACCTCCTGCACCGATTCCAAGCATTTTACAGAGGAACGCACAAAGGTATGCAGCATTTTCTTTTGTCTTGTCTGAAATTCTGTAGTTTCCGGCTGTGCAACACATTTCTATGCCTATACTGTTTGCATTTCTACAAGAGCCGTGTTTATAAGACCTTGCCCCGCAATGCCAAGCAGTATCCCTTAACTCTACGCTCTGATATATTTCCTCATTGTCTACAAAAAAATGAGCGGAAGCATTACGCCCCGCACCGCTAAAATAGTTTGCATTTGCCTTTGCCGTGTCCTTACTGTTGCCTGTGTAGTGCATTACTACATAAGCCACATTACGGCTACTGTTGTTGTTTAAATTATCATTGTTGCACTTAATACTTGAATTTACAACGATACCGTTAATTGTATCTGCAATAAATCCGGCTGTTATTGTTTTTCCCATAACGCCGTACCTCCTTAAATATTGATGTTGTTTAAATCAACGGAAATATCCTTTGTTTCCTCTGGGTATCCCTGCTTGATTTTGATAATGTTTTCTGCCTTTGCTTTCCAACAATACAAGGCAATTACTGTAGTTGTCGGTGTTGCTATGTATGTGGCAAGCACTCCGAATTGTGAATAGTCTATAAGTGTTACCTTGATTCCGATATACAGACCCACAAAGTAGGTACATAAAACCGCTACCAATACTGCTTTGGTAAAGTTCGGCTTTGCAAACTTAAAGTTTTTCTTTACTTTTCTGTTCTGATTCGCAATCCCAAAAAGCAAATAGAAAACAAAAAATCCTATGGCAATGCCAATGATTCTGCAAATAAGATATTTCATATTCTGTTTTTCCTCCTATGTTTCCTGTCCGTGTGCCTTTTGATTGATATGTTTTTCAATCTTTCCTATAGCTTCCGTAACCGGTCCGTTACATCCCTGTTCTTTAAGTCCTTTCAGACAAGCCAATACCGCATAAGTGAGTAAACATAATTCATCTTCCATTGCCTTTATGTCCTCTTTCTCCTGCTTCTTTAAGTCCTCAATGTCTGCTGTCTGTTTCTGTTGTGCTTGAAACCATTTGATAATCTTGTATACAATCGCACCAATAGCACCTAACGCACCTAATACGCTTGCAATCGTAATTATTGTTGCTGAATCAATATACATTGTCTGTAATTTCCTTTCATTGTTTCTTTTCCACCATGCCGTTTTCTTTAAACATAGTGTTAAGGCTCTGCCTAAGTCCGTAGCTGTCGCAATGTGACAGGATGCCCCGGTATGATGCTACCGAACGGTCTAACCTGTCTTTTCTTTCCTCTCCTGCCTTTACCTTTGCAACCGCCTAACTGTAATGTATTTACTATAAATGGCGTGCTATCGCACGCCCTATCAGTTTTTCAGTGTTCAGTTTGCAGTTACTCAACAAAAGCGGAGCGGAAGCCAAGGCCGGCGCCCGAGTGGGAACGAGTCTCACGCAAGTTGAGAGCGGACGGACCCGAATCGGAAGTATCTGCGAACACCGACCCACGGACAGACAACCTTTCGCCGTGGCATTTCATCCAAATCTGGTCGTTTCCGTATCCTGTTACTCCGCTATCCGGGTATAATCCAAGTGCAATAAGTAACTTTGGAATCGTTACCTCAGAAGCTGCCCCAAGGCTCTTAAATGCAATTTTTCTATAAGTATCTCCGCTTGTAGGAAACTCAACCTTTGTATTTACTCTGATTCCTGCGGATGCACTTTCCTGGTCTAACTTTAATGTTCCTGCCGTTCCCGGCTCTACTAAAGTTCCGTCAGGCTTAATTGCTTTCCAAAGCGTGCTTTCTGCCGACATATCGCAATCAAGTTTCATTGAATTACCATAAGGGATAATCTGAATTTCTCCATCCATAAGGCGTAAGCCACCGGTCCACTCCCAAAGGTTACCGTTAATGTCCGCAATGCCCGACATATCGTGATTGTGATACCATGTAGGCTGCCCGCTTCCTGTAAGTGTTCTCTGTGTTTCTCCCTGTGGCATTGTTCCTCTCTCGTAAGGGTAGTAATAATCCTTGCCGTAGTTTGTGTTTCCGTGTGGTACAGTACCCATTTTCTGTGATAACAGGTTAAGGTACGCAAATACTCCTGTCTGATTTAAGTGCCAACCCGCACCTTTCTTTTTGCAAGCTGCTACAGACTGGTCAAAGTCGATATAGTTTCTAGGCAGGTATCCGCCTAAAGAATATGCACGGTCATTTTCTACAATATTGAGGAACTTAGACACATAAATTACGCTCTTTTCCTCTCCGTCCATAATCCAAAACGGTAATGTTTCATCTGTTCCACCTGTGATTACATCACTATACTTTGCCTTTGGTACTGCTACCATAATACTAGGCATCCCGGTATCATCAAAAATTACCTTGTTGTTTGCACCAAACTGTGCTACTGCACCCTGTAAATCGTCAAAATTTGCCATTATATTTTATCCTCCTTAAAATTAAATTAACGCCCATAATACAAGTGTACATTTCTTCATGTCGAACGGTACAGGTTCACGCTTTGTAATCGCCTTTCCGTCCTCGTCCTTTTCTCCTGTATCCACAATCTCATATTCCCTTGCTGGGATAATGACCTGTGCCACATACTCCCTTGCTTCGGTATTCACGCCAACGGTTAAGCCGTCCTGTGTATCCTTGCAAATATCAAGCGTTACCTCTTCGTCACGCTCTCGGTTCTTGATGTTTACCATTAAATCATCATCCCCGAAAATAATTTTTGTCGTGGATACGTCATAGGCGATTTTCTCGCCCTCGTTTTTCTCAACTACAATAATCTTTGCTGCTGCCATTATCTGTTACCTCCCTCTCTTCTTAATTCTGCGTAGGCTTCCTGCGAACGCACCGCAATGTGTTCTGCTGCTTCCCTCTGTGTCGCTGTGGCATTACCTCTTACTCCATAAGCCTGTAATACTGCTGCCGTATTTGCCTTTCTTTCATCACTTTTGATAATTACATTTGCCATTATGCGTAACCTCCCTGTACCGTGCATTTTACCGTTACTTCCTTGGCGGCCCCGGTGTACTCAATCTTGAATCCGTTTAACTGTTTATCTGTAATATGGATTTCTCCTACACCTCCTGCGTCCTTTGCTTCCGCTTCGACATTTACGGTATAATCCAAATTGCCCCTTGGTGTAGCAAGTGCAAGGGTCTTTTTGGAATTGTTAAAAGGGTATGATTTTGTATTGGTAAGGGTTGCTTCTACAATTTCTCCCTGTAATCCCTTAATCCTGCTTTCTGCTGCACCAAGTTTGAGCATTGCAAGGTTTCCGATTAACCTGGCAGATAATACCCTCTCTTCCAAATCGTTAAAGTTCTGTGCGTTCTGCGGTGTTCCCTCCTGCTCTACTTCGCCCTCTACGGCTTCGTGTGTAATAGTTCCGTCTGCGTTCTGCACTTCCCTGTAGCGGTTGGAATACTGCGTTACATGGTCTTTCCAAATCTTAAATAATACCATTTGCTCTATTCCTCCTTAAAATTAAAACTGAATCGGTACAACACACCCTGCTGTGTACCTTTTAACTTGATTGCTTCGCTCTTTTCCGCCCACAACTTACTAGCCGTATCATACAACTGTATCTTTGTAATTGTCGTGGTCCCCGACACTTCCGGGGTAATGGAAATACTCAACGCTACCCTGCCGTCTTTTAAGCGTTCTCTTGTTAAGATTTTCGCCTTGTGCATAGTACCGCCATACTCGACCATAGCGTAAGCAATGTTGGTTTCTACAAACTGCTTGAAACTCTCTAAGGCTCTTTCTGTCAGCATTTCTTTACTCTCCTTTACTTTTATTTGCTATAACCGATTCTTACCGCAACGCTTTACCTCGTATTGGTAGCTTTCGGTTTCTGCCGTGGTTGTCATTCCCTTATCAGATATTCCGGGTTTTGTGTTTGTATAAGGTTCTGTACCTGTTTTTTTCTGTCCTGTCATATCTGTTTCATAAGTGTATTGTTCTGTTTCGGTGTCTGCCACCGTCTGTATATCTCTGTTCTTTACAGTTACCGCCCTGTCTGGTGCTGTTCCTGCAAAGATACTTTCAAATGTATAGGCTTGTGCTTCTGCTTCTCCAACTGCTGCCACATCCGCCGTTTGATACTGTATATTTCTATCCGGCTTCGTTCCTGTAAGGTCTGAATCAAACTTATACGCCTGTCCTGTAGTCTGTGCGGTTATTCTTTCCTGTGCTACACCTCCTTCCGTGTTCCTCTGTGGTATCGTTCCGGCTTTCGCCTGTCCTGTCTGATTGCTCGTATATCGGTATCCTGTTGTGTCCGATTCGGTCACAATCTCGGTATCTTTTGTTACAAATGTAATATTCCTGTCCGGCTTTGTTCCTGTCGGCGTAAATTCTGTCGTGTATCCCGCTGCCTGTGTCATTACATCCACGACCAAATTTTCAACCGCACCTACTGTATTTCTGTGTGGTTCTGTACCTGTCTTTAATTGTCCTGTCATAGGCACGGAATATAGCCAATATTCCGTTTTAGGCATCACTATCACAGTAATAGACCCTTGATAATAAAGACCGTCTAAATGAGCCGTTAAACGCTTGTATATATCAACCGTCTTAACAATCTCGTCATAGTCTGCTGCAACCCTTGATTCTGTAGTATCAAGCACTATTCGGAATCTGTACGGCTTTCCTCCGTAATCAAACCATTCCTCTATCTCGCTTTTAGGGTGCAATCCTCCTAACGCCATTTCTACGGCTGCCTTTGTGCCTAATTTCTGATGTACTCTTACGCTATCCCGGATAATTGCCCTTTTGGCTTCTATCGGATAATCGTAATCATACCAATCTACATGGAGGTCATACGCCAATACATCCAACCATGTTTCCGACAGTTCGTTAATATTTGCGTATATGATATTCTTTTTTGTCTGTTCTACTGTTTGGTGCAATTCGTCCGCTATAACCCGGCCCAATGCAACCATTTTTTCATCTTTTTTTAGGGCGGGCGGAAATGTAGCATAAAAATCCGCATCTTTTAAGTTATTCATCCTCGATTCCTCCAAATGTTACAGTGCATTTTTTTAATACTGCCACGCTTCCTTTTGGTATTTCCGTGAATACAGGCTTTGTAATCTCCACTCTCTTAATGCCCGAATCCATAAGAATGGCATTAAAATAGGACGGGTTAATATCCCGCCCCATTTTTGAGGTTTGCCATAATTCGTAGCTTTCCACCGCCAAATCAACCGCCCTTTTGATTTCCTTGGTGCTTGCTTCTTTGTCTTTTGGTATGTAGTAAGTTGCTTCAATATCAAAATTAACCGTTGTCGGTGCTGCAACTATTACCTTGTCTGTCATTGGTCTTATACTGTCGGCACTTAAATACTCCCGTACCTCTTTTATAAGTTCCTCACTCGGCAATTCTCCGCCATATAGCATAATTCTTATGTCCGCTACTCCGTCCTCCGGGCTTTCTGCGGATACATCACTTATTTGTGAGGATACCGCCTTGGCGTGATAAGTGTAACTTTCTCTCGGTCCGGCTGTTGTGTAGCTTTCTTCGGACTCTCTCATACGGTTGTAATATGCCGTGTCGCTTTCTTCTCCGCTTCCTCCGGCTGTTTCTGTCGTGTTCGTCACTTCCTTAAAGTATAAAAATTCTTCTGTAACAAGTTTGCTTACCTGTCCGGGTGCAAAACCGTTTCCGTCCTCTCCTAATGTGGTGCATACCGCTTCTACCTCTGCGTATGTCTGCCCTGCCGGAAATGTTAAATATCCTGTTGTTACAAAGTTAATATATCCGTCTACCGTTACCTCGATTTCGTCCGTTATCACATACTCTTTATCAAGTGCCGTTGTAATGCTGAATCCAAGCGTTGTCCTCGCTGCCGTAGGTTGTAGTCTGTATGTATTATGAAAAATCTCGCTTAACGAATCCAAGTTTTTCCCTGTTGCATATCTCGGTAAGTTCTGTTTTGCCGATTCATTGATATTTACCCTTTCCTGTATGATTACACTTGCAAGCCACAAGATAAATGCTCTTACAGGATCGGCAGGGTATAAGGTTCTCCCTGTGATTTCCTCATATCCTGCTATCAACTTATTTACAAGTGCTTCCGTGTTGGTATCTACAAACTCAACCTCGGGTAACTCACTCGGTATATTCCTCGTCGTATTCGTCGTATTCGCCATTAACTTCTACCTCCACTTTAGGTTTTAATATTCCCCTTTCGTAATCCGCCGTAAACTCTACGCTTACAATCTCTGCTCTCGGCTCGTATTCTCCGATTTTGTCGTAAATGTCCGCCGTTGCAAGTGCCGTAGCTGTTGTAATCGGCTTATCTATATAAGCTGCATTTAACCCAAACTCACGGTTAAGTGGTATATCATATTCTATCGAGGACAGCAAAAACCAAACATTTTGTATCACTTCCTCGTATAATGTTTTGGGTGCAAGGTTTATAGGCTGTTCCTGTGTCGTGTCTATTGTAAAACTCATTTTCGCCTACCTTTCTACCTCTTTGCGTACTGTTCAAGCGATAAGGTGCTTTTTGCAATCAACAGATTTCCTTGTTTATCGAACCTCTCATAATCCTTTGTGTGTCCTGTGATAACCCATTGGCTACCGTACTTCGTACCTCCGATTATAAGCGTAAGGATTTTCCCCTTTTCCCTGTACTTATCTATTTTGTCCTGCATCTTCTTAGGGTTTACACCAAGAAAAGCAGATAAATAAATGGTAAGGTTTGCCGTGTCTGAATCGTTGTATTGAAATTCTAACAACGGCTTTTTAAGATGCCTTGTATGCTTTGCGTAATTGGTTTTACTGTCTATCTTCAAATCGTCAAAGGTTCTTACCTTGTTTGCCGATACCTTAAAAACAATATCCCCAAGTGTTCCAATCTCTGCCATTAGATACCTCCTATAATAAAACCGTCCCCCTCTCCGTCCGGCTTGAATATACACAATACCCATTGCCCTACGGTCGGAAGCCAAGGTTTTATTTTAATATCGCATCCTGTTTTACATTCCACGGTTGGCGTTCGTTTCACAATCCTTAAATCGCCTGTTACTATGCCCTGGTCCGGAATCTTTACCCTTGCTGTCATATTCCCGGAATCAACCTTACTTACCTGTCCTATTCTTACAATGTCTTTTAATTCCTGTATGTCTGTATTTCCGAATCCTTCCATTTAATAACCCTCCAATACGCTACGCAATTTAATCTGTACCTTGTATCCGCCTGTCAAGCTGTGCTGTGCCTGTTCAACTATGTATTTTCCGTCAAACTCTCCGTATCCGTAAACAGTTACGGTAATTCCTGCCACATAGTCCACATCCCCGACTAAAGTAAATTCTGCCGTGGTTTCGCCTTTGTTTCTCTGTCTTAATTGGCACTTTGCCAACTCCAAGGCTTCCGCTTCGCTTGATACCTTATGTTTGAATTCGTATGTCTGTCCGTCCGGGTCTGCCCCCGGTGCTGTGTATGTAGCTTCAATAGTTTTCTTTGTGTCTGGGTCTGTGTATGATACATGGCATTTTGAATATGATGTATCCGCCGTCTTAGTCGAAAAACTGTAGCTTAATATATTTCCTTTTCCTGCTTTAATCTTTTTTACGGATGCCTTACCCTCGTAATCCACCTCGTCAAAAAGGACTATTGTTTTTGATGTAACCTTTAAGGAAATGCCTGCATTTTTGCACAACTTTTTCAAGAAAACAATATCCGCCGTGTTTACCTGTTCTTTTCTCTTGTAGCTTGGGTTGTGGCTTGAAAGATACATTACTTTCATGCTGTTACCCTTGCCTATTTTTTCTGCTATATTTTTAAGATTGGTATTCTCCCAAGTCTTAGATTTCTTTTCCTGCCGTAATTTTGTGCTATACGGTATTGATGTAGCCTTTATTGTTAATTTCTGCGGTGGTCCCTGATAACTCACGCTGTCAATCTCGAACTTTCCGCAATCCAATATTTTATCTTTTCCGTCTGAATACGGATTTTTTTGTATCACAATGGCGTGTATTTCTGTACCCTTAAAGGCTTTCTTTTCTTTAATTACGGTCGTTTTTGTTGTGGTTGTTGCCTGTCCTCCATCTACGTCTGAAGCATTGCACCAACCGTATACCCTTTGTCCGTCCTGTGATATAAGATGATATGGGTGTGCGTTGTGGTTTGCTATTGTGCATTTACAGGTGCTTGCACCCCTGTTTACGGTCGGTTCTGCTGCCATAGAGGATATATATACCGGTCCGCCTTTGAACTTTACAATAGCACCTACTTTTATCTCTCCACCGCCTGTAGCGACCGTTTCCGTCTTGGTTCTTACTGCTTTGCTTGTATTGAGCCAATTCTTTATCCATTTGCCCTCCCTATCATCTAGGGATATGCTTATATCGTCTGTTTCGTCCTCTTCTTTGTCCGTGTAGGACAGGGATAACAGATACTTGGATAACTCTTTGGATATATCTGCACCTTTAAAATACAGTTTTATCACGGTACGCCTTGCGTAGTTTTTATTACTCACTTACCGTTACCCCCTGTTTCCACGGTGGCAGGGATTCCGATACCGTCAATTCAATTTCCGGCAGGGTCAATACAATCCCTGCCGGAAAGATGTAGGTATCTTTATGCTCAATATTCGCTTTAATAAGAGTATCCATATACATTTCATTTCCGTATGCTTTGTAAGCCACAATATCCCAAGTATCCCCGGATACCGTTGTATAAGTATTGTTAAGCATATACTACCCTGTCCTCCTGTTCTTTTTGTTCTTTCAAAATTGCTACAATGATTGCTCGTAACTTTTCTAAAAATGCTTCGTCATACTGTTCTAACTGCTGTTTAATTCCGTTTGCTTCGCTGTTGCCATTTACTACAACGTTTGGGGAATTTTGAACATTGATAACGATTGTGCCGGCCCCGCCCATTCTTGCAGATACATTATCTGCCGTCTGTGCCTGTGAGATATTGTTAAATATCTGTCCTGTCTGTGCTGCCGTAAACACTTTTCTGTTGGCAGCGTTTGTAATTAACTCTGGTCCATTCTCTCCGGCTATGAATGTACCCGGTGTCCTGTCTGTACCTTTTGCAAATCCCGGAATCAAAGGTATTTTAATTTCTTTTCCGCCAAGTCCAGGAACCCAATCCGGCACTTTCAACTTATTAAGTCCTCCAATTACGGTATTAACCGCCGATACAACGGCTCGTAAAGGTGCTTTTATGATTTCGCCAAGTCCTCCGACCGCTCCCGAAAAGATAGATTTAATGCCGTTCCAAGCCTGCGACCAATTTCCTGTAAATACGCCTGTCACAAATGAGATAATTCCCTGTAGCACGGTCATTAAATTTTGTATAATTCCCTGTACTGAACCTAATACAGATTGAACCACCGATAAAATTACGGGCATTACTGCCTGTACCACCTGTAAAATTCCCTGTATGATAGGTGCTACTATGTTCCAAATTGTCGTTAATGTCGTCTGAATTGCCGGAAGCAATACAGATAAGACATTGGTAACAACAGGTAAAATTGCCTGTATCATGCTTGATATGGTAGGCAATACTGTTGATGTTATAAAACTGAATAATTCCGATATAATCGGTAATACATAGGTCTGTAAAAACGAGATAAGCTGCGATATAATCGGCATTAACCCGGCTATAAAATTTGCAATAATCGGAATAACTGCACCGACAAAGTCAACAATACTTTGAATGATTGACATTATCGTAGGTGCTGCTGCCTGTATAAAACTTACAATGCTCGGCACAACATCATTTATAATTACCTGTAATACCTGTTCTGCGACAGGAACTACATATGTTGTCACAAATGCTATTACATCCGATACCGCCGTTTTCACTTTTCCAAGGATATTAACAAGCGTATCAAATACCTGTACGCCTTTATCCCCGAAAATTTCTTGTATCTTGTTTCTTGCTTCTCCGATATTGCTATCAGAGAAAATATTTTTAATGGTATCTCCAACGCTCGTAATGACCGCTACAATCTTGTCAAAGATTGCCAGCGCTTCACTTCCGAATGTTTTTTCTATAAATGCTCTGATTTCCTGTAAGTGGTTTTTTACTAACTGAATAACAGTAATAATTGTTGTGATTACTCCAACAATCGGCAAAATCTTACCTACCACTCCGCCAAGCGGACCAAATACGGAACTTGCCAAATTTCCCAACGGTCCAAGCATTGTTTTTATAGCATTTCCCACAGGTGCTATAAACTTCGTTATTTTTCCGAATCCTGCACCTATGAGATTTCCAACCTTTCCTAAAGGCGAATTTGCTATAACCGTTCCAACTCCCGACAGGATACCGCCAAGTTTACCGCCCATTCGTGTAAATGGATTCAAAAACAGGTTAAGCAGTTTTGAGCCTGCCCCCATTACAGTACCGCCGATTTTTCCGCCGATACCGCTAAACACGCTGCCAATCTTTGTAAACAGTGTGCTGTTGCTTAATACTCCGCCTAATGCACTACTTACGCCCCCGGCTGCGTTCTTTACGCTTGTGAAATATCCAAGAATACCGCTACCGATATTCTTAAAATTTAAAAATCCGCCTGTAAGACTTGATAGGTATGTATTCATCCCTATGCCTTTGATAATTTCAAAGGCTTTTTGTAATTTGAATACACCCCCTTGTACTTCTAAAAATCCTAGTTTTGCTACAAGTCCTCCAACTTTCAACCCGGCTAACGCAACCGCAACCTTTGCAATAGTTTTTACCGCCTGCGGATTTTCCCTTACAAAGTCTGTCACTACATTTACTATTTCCGTAAATTTCTTTACGCCCTCTGTAAGGGTTGGTAATAGTAACTCTCCAAGTTCTACTTGTAAGGCATCAAAGGCAGATTGTGCCAAAGTGATACTTCCGTTAAGATTATCCAACTTGGTTTCTGCCATTTGTTTAGCTGCGCCGTCACAGTTATATACCGCATCTGTAAGTTTATTAAAATCGGCTTCTGATGCGTTTACAATAGCAAGCATACCTGCTACACTTTCTTTTCCGAAAATCGTTGATGCTGTTGCCACCTGTTCCGCTTTCGATAATCCACCTAGGCTTTCTCGGAGATTCTTCACTACATCCCCGAAACTCTTCATAGAGCCGTCTGTATTTGTAAGGCTTATTCCGTATTTTTTCATTGCTGCCGCTTGTGCATCTGTCGGCTTTGCCATGTTTACTAACGCCGTCTTTAAACTTGTACCTGCAACCTCCGCCTTAATACTTGCATTTGCCATAAGACCAATGCCTAAAGACATATCCTCTACGCTATAGCCTAATGCTCCGGCTATCGGTGCGACCTTTTGGAATGTTGACCCCATCATGCTTACATTTGTGTTTGCATTACTTGATGCTTGTGCCAATACATCCGAAAAATGTCCGGCATCTGATGCATTCAACCCAAAAGCTGTTAAGGCATCCGTTACAATATCAGATACACTTGCCAAATCTTCCCCGGAAGCTGCTGCAAGGTTCATAATACCCTCGATACCGCCTAACATATCCTCGGTTTTCCAACCTGCCATAGCCATATATTCCATAGCCTGTCCGGCTTCTGTTGCGGTAAATTTTGTTGATGCTCCCATTTCTTTAGCTTTATTTGAAAGTTGGGCGATTTCCTCGGTTGTTGCTCCCGATATTGCCTTTACTCCCGACATCTGCTCTTGAAATTCGGCTGCCTTTTTAACCGGTCCGGCATATATCGCCGTTCCTACCGCTGCGATTGCTCCTATTGTTCCTGTCAACTGTGACTTTGTTTGTGCTATCGCTGCACTGTTCTTGTCTATTTTTTCGTTAATGGCTGCAACTTTCTCCTGTGATTTCTGCAACCTGTCGTATTGCTTTTGTAATTCCTCCGTGTTCTTGGCAAGGTTATCTGTATTTACGCCCGCTTCTTGGAGTGCCTGCCCCATTTCCTGTAGCTTTTCCGTTTCATCTGCTGCCTTATCTCTCGCCTTTGCCAACGCTTCCGTGTTGGCTTCTAATTTCTTTTTAAGTTTTTCGGATTCTCCGCCTGTTGCATCATACTCCGCTTGTAACCTTTCATGCTCTTTTTCAAGGTCTGTAACTCTCTGCTTGCTTCTCTCTACCGCTGTCTGCTGTTTCTCATAAGCTGATACATCCTTTAACTTATCTCTAACCTCTTTTAGATTATCGCCCAAAAGGGTCATTGTGCTGTTTGCTGTCTTAAAGGTCTTAGAGAAGTTCGGCCCCAAGGCTGCGGTTAATTGAAAGAAAAATTGAAATTGTCTTGCGTTCGCCACGCCTTTACCTCCTTTCGGGCATAATAAAAGCACCTGCCTGTGCAAGTGCTGAATCTATGTAAATTATGATTATTTTCTTTGTTAAAATCCGCCCTGTATTTCAAGGGCGGATATGCTATTGGTTGTTCTGTTGTTGTGCTTTTTCTTTTTCTATCAATCCGTTAAGGCTTCGTATCCACCCTCTTAAATCACGGATTGTAAGGCTTACCCAATAATCAACCCCTGTGTGTGTCTGTCTTGAAAGTAAAAGTGCATTTTCTCTTACCCAAGTTCCGGGGTTTAATCCGTTAAGCCTGTTGTTACTAAAAAATCTCTGCTCTTATTCTTGATTTTTCCAAAATCACGGATAGGTAAGTGCTCGATAAGGTCACTTCCTACGCCTGCTGCTCTCGCTGCCATTTTTGACAGGAAAGAGAGTGAAATTTCCGGCGATAATACATACTCGCCAACTGCTGCCATTTCATTTTCAACGGCAATCATATCTGAACCCAAAAGACCCTCAAATTCAAAAGTTAACTTATCGTATGTTTTTCCCTCAAATTCAAAAGGGGTCTTGAATACATGTGTATAATTTAATCCGTCTGTGTCCGATTCGGTCACATTTACTTTCTTTTCTTCTACAACTGCCGTCTGCTTTACATCTTCCATTGCGTTTAATCCTCCATTTTTTTACCAATATAGGAAAAGCACGGTTTCCCGTGCTTATTTTCCAAGTGCTTTTCTCACATCTGCTAAGTAATCTTTTCCGTTTACATAGTAGATATAGTTAAGTGGGTCAATCTCCAGTTTTTTCTTTCCGTTAATGTATGTAGCATAATAGCTTACCGCATACTCTCCGCTTACCTCCGCTGCTGCTGCCGTGGCAACCTTTCCGGGGTTAAGTTTCTTCGGCGTGATTACAAGAATATGCTTTACTGATACAACCTCTGTAGTTCCTTTTACAGTATCTTTCTGCTGCTGTGCTGCTCTTAAATCAATGTTGTGCTGTCTTGGCTCATGTAATTTAATCGCATTGTTTGTTACGGTTCTGAAATTAAGAGTAAGGCTCATTGCTTCAATCGCACCTAAAATTACAGATTCGATTTTACCGCCAATACCGGCCCCGCTGATTTCCTCGGTAATATTTGAAATTTCCGGCAATGTTACTTCGGAGATTCCGATATATTCCGTTGCATCTTCATACACCGCAAACCCAATTACTGTTTCGTCAATCTTTGGCATCCTGTTTTACCTCCTACGCAAAAATATTTTCGAGATAACTTGCGTCATACTCTAATACAAAATTAAGTTCCTTTGCAGGACTTGACGGTGTAAGGTAGATATGGAATTTTGCCTTACCTGCCAATAAGTCCATTTTGGTGTTTTCTTCCTCCAAGAACTCAACACGACCGCCCAATATCTTCTCTTCTGCCATTAAGCCATTAAGCCAAATGTTAATACTCTGTGTTACGGATTCGATAAGGCGTTTATTCAACTTCTTATCAACCTTACTCCACACTGAGAGAATAACAGAATTTGCCACCCAGTTAAACATACGGCTTACGCAATAGAAATAATCCGTAACATCTGTATTTGCCGGGTAGCAAGCTGTTTCATTGCCCCAAGATATAAAACTTCCTGCAAGTTTTAATGCCGTTATAATTCCGTTTGAGTTGAGGTAGTTTGCCTTTACAATGTCTAAAAGCACCTCCGTGCCGTCCGCAAGTGCCATTCCGTCAATCTGAATAGTCTTATTACTTGCAGATTCGCACGGCGAACCTCCACCTAAATCCTCTGTTGCATCCGTCTTTGACATAACGCCCGCCTGATGTACTGATGAATGGTAAATTTTACCGCCAAGTGTATACTTGGGCCATGTAACAAGCTGTGACGGCTGTGTGATATTGTTATTATTCTTCCATGCCGGAACATCTGAATATGCCTTTACTGTATTTGTATCCGCATCAATGATTGCTTTTCCTGTAAATAATCCGTTAATGTTCTCCGCCTTTGCTGCCATAATTGCAGCTACCTCCGAATCTGTAGAAAAGTTCGGTGCAAGGAAGAGTGTAGGGATAACACCGTACTTAGGATATACGGAATCTACTAACTCAAAACCACTTGATTTATTGGTGTTTGTGTCATATCCTCCGATAATTTCCTTTTTTGTAACCTTATTAGGGTCAACAGAATTAAACTTAATATTAAGTCTTGCGTTGTCCGCTTTGATTTTTCCGCTTTCGATACGCTCCAATCTTAATACTCCGTCTGTATAAAAAAGGTCGTAATCTTCGCCCCTTGTGTATGTTTCTGTAAGTGAATCCTCGCCGTCATATCCTTTTACCTCTACCGTATCGCTTACCGCTTCATACGGTAACTCTGTAATTCCTCCGGCTAATGTCTTTTCTACTGTTTCTGCTCCTTTAAGGTGCTTTGCAGGGTCAAGGACATTAACCATAATAATAGGCCCATTAGAATACAGCTTAAATGATGAATAGATTTCCTCGCAGATATCGTATTTATCCCATTCGTCACTATATCCCATTGCTGCCACCGCTTCCGCATAATTGGAAGCATATACAGGCTCGTTTACTTTTCCGCCTACTGTATGTACCGGGGCAGTACCTACAATGAGGTGTATACTGCTGTCCGCAACAACAGGTGTTGAAACGCTTGCAGCCCGTTTACTTGCTTTCGCTCCATGATAGTAATTGCTCATTTACCTTAATCCTCCTTTGGCTTTCTCATAAGGCTTAAAACATCATTGTAGTATTTATTCAATAATGTTCCTGCCATCTTTACTTTTGGTTTGCACACCGCAAGGCTCTCCGTTGCCACAATAAGCAATCTTACCTGTGGTAACTTCTCAATGGTCGGTTCTAAATACTTTTCAACCGCTTTTCTGTTTCCTGTAAAAATCGTATTTTCTACCAACCCGGTGTTTGTTGTCGGTCCGATATAGATAAATCTTTCCTCTGTGGCGTTCGTATTTGCTGTTTCCTGCGGTTTTTCTGCTTCTGCCGTAGATTTTACCGCCTGTTCTGTTTCTTCTGCCTTTGTGGCTGTTCTACTCGCTCTCGGCATACTTTCCAACCTCCTTTACTCTAAATACTGTCTTACATCCCTGTGAATCTGTGGTAACTCCCATATTGTCATTAACTCGCCAACTTGGTACAACTCCATTTTTTCATCATAGATTATTGTTTCTATCGGCATTTGACACGAATAGCGTTCATCTACCACTACATCCTCTAACAGGCTTGTTTCTATCTTTGTGACAAGGTTAAGGCATTGCATATAATTTTCGTTTTTATCTTCCGAAAATGTAACGCAAATAATACGCACCCTGCATACATTCTCTTCATCATCTACCTTTTTGGTAAGCAATTTAAGAAGTATGTAGGGTGCTGCTTTCTTTTCCTGTTCCTTGTTTGGCAAATTCCCGATAAAGACTAACGGCGGTCGTTCTCCGGGGTCTGTTCCATTTTCCGGCACTCTTGCGATTAACCGCATATCTTTTACTTTATCCTCCATATAGGTTTTAAGAGCGTTCAATAGGTCAATCGCTGTCATTAACTACCTCCGTTCAATATCCTGTCAATTTCGTGTTCCATACGGTTGTTGATTACTTCGTTTACCCTGTCCTCGACCGTCTTTAATACAACGGCGTTTTCTGCCATTCTTGGCACGGACGGACCGTAAAGCTGTTTAATCGGATAGCTTGAATCGTTTTCACGTTCATATATTCCTATATGTCCGTTTGGCATTTGTGCGGTAAATGCGTTCTGTAGTTCCACTTGACTTTCTCCATTCTTTACCGCTGCCTTTACAGGTGTTTTACCGTATGTTGCTTTCTGCGGTGTGGCATTGTACTTAATAAGCGGAATAACCGTACCTGCGTACTCAATACTCCCTATTAGTCCGTCACTCCGCATTTCAACCTTTTTATATCCGATATGTGAATACCTCGATATAACCGCCGGACTTACATAGTACACGCTCTTAATCTGCTTGCTAAAAGCTGCTCGCCCTGCTGTCAATCCTCTTTGCATGGCAGGCTTTAATACTTTTTCGTCCGCTTTTCCCAAGCCGGACAAAATGGCGTGTAGCCTGTTGGTTGTTTCCTGTGATACTTCAATGTCTACCATTTATTCATCCTCCCCCACCAACTCAATAATAAGTTCGTTGTACTCTGTTGTAACCTCGGATATTTTATACAGTTCTTTACCTATCCACATTCTCATACCTTGCCTTGGTTTTTTTTCCAAGTCGGATAATCGGATGCGTACTACAAGCAACTTTTGGTATATGCCCTGTGCATGGTCCCCGGATAGCATTTGCTGGCGTGCTTCTGCTGCATCCGAATCAAATATAACAGGCACATTCCTATCTACTCCGTCAATGCGTATTCTCTGCAATTCTGCAAATTCCTCCGTATTGTAAAAAGTGCGGTCCAAGTCTTTATCAAGCATTTCCTTAAAGTTTTTCATAGGCTGCCACCGCCTTTAGCAGACGGTAGCAACATACCAAGAATCTACTTCGTGAGGTACACAAAGAGGTGCTGAATTTAACTGTAAGAATCTTCTCGGCGGGCGTCTTTCTACCCACTGTTCCGGGATTCTCGACCCTTCGACTACTGCAATCGTCTTTCCACTTTCGTCCACAACTCCGACCCCACCATAATACATAGAGTAGTTGGCTTCGGTCGATAGCAGGGCAACCGCATTTGTCGGCACTAAAGGCTTGTTTTCCGGCTTATCCTTATCCGTCCAGTTATCTAAAAACCACTCATTATAGGAATAAATATCCATTCCCTCTCCCTGTATGGTCCCGATATAAGTTACGCCGTTCGGCAACTCCCTAGGCTTGATTACTGCAAGGTCGTAGCGTTCCACATCAAGCAATTTCTGTACTTCCTCGTCCATAATGAACGCTTCTAACGCTTCATCTCCCATAATGCAGATATTGCAGTTTACAAAACCTGTTTTCTGTACCTGCTTTCTCCACTCTTTTAACTGTTTAATCTTACCGCCTGTCTTTTTGTTCCAAGCGTTAGCACCGCTTAATGTCACTTTGTTGGTAAACTGAAAATCAATTTCTGCCTGTAACTCTTTTCCGTCCTTGTCAAGGATAGGAATTTTACCTGTGAATAAAGCTTGACAGCACATCCATTCCTCACGGCGTGTAATCATTTCGTCAAGTTCTGTAAAATCCCTCTGCATTTTCTCTACTGCTCTCTGATTCGGGGATTTACCGCCGTAAAGACTTTCGCCCGGTGTACGCTTCAAAATATCGTCAACGGTTGTAATTTTGTTTGGTGCTACAAGTGGTGGCTCGTATGTGTTAGTTTCGTAACCCTCGTTGTCGATTGTTACGCCACCAATCTTTTTATGTACGAATGGTGCAAGCTGTCGGTTTCCTTTCTTAAAATCTACATCAATTTTCTGCGTGTCGAATGTTTCGACATTGCGGAAGAATGTAGACTTAATGAATGTATGCACTTTAGGCATACGCTCTACAAGTTTCCCCATTGTTCTAGGGTCGTAAATGCTGATATTTGCCATTTTCTCTTATCTCCTTTTCTGTTTAAGCTGTTGCATTATCTGTATCTACAAGAAAGATACCAATTTTCCTGAATGGTGCTTTAAAGTCTGATGCTTTTTTTCCTGCCGGGCACTCGATTGCACTACCGAAAAATTCGCCTGTGAGGTAATATACTACCTCTTCTCCCTCTTCTGCGTTTTCCGCTGCAAGACCGTATACATCTGCTACGGTATCTGCTGTTACCGCCTTAATTTTTCCGTCCGTGCCTAATGTAATAGGCATAAGTTCGTGAATTGTTTCTCCGCTTGCTACTGTGCCCGAATCGGTCACAACGGGAAAATCCCCGGCGTGTACCATTTTAGGGGAATAGCTTTCTAACTTTTCTTTTCCTGCCATTGTTCTTTACCTCCTGTTATTTTGTCTGTGGATACATCTCGTCGATAATTTCTCCGAATGGGTCTTTATCTTCTCCCTGTCCGCCATTGTTAGAAGTTGGGGTTACGTCTTTTACTCCCGATTTATCTACATCATCCTCACGGTCGTTTAAAAACGCCTGCCCTGTTTTTTTCTGTGCTGCTACAATCTGCATTGCAAACGTTTCCGCACTTACAGGCTCTTCATACTTTGCCTTATTCGCCAAATTCTCAAATCCCGGCAATGTGATTTCATCAATCGCCTTGATTCTTGCCCTTTCTGTATCTACTGCTGCCTGCGTGTCCGCTCCGGCGTTGTCTTTTGTTCCTGCCAAAACCTCGGTTTTATACGCATTGGCTACGTCCGGGTGGTTCTTTTTAAACTCTTCCAATGTCATGTTATTGCCCTCCTTATTTTTTCCATTGGTTTTATAGTTATTATTATGGCTATTGGCGTAGCCTAATAATTCTTTTGGTATCGTGCTGAATCTCTCCAAGCCGATAGGTACGGAATTTACAATTACTTTTTCCGCATTTTCTACCTCTGTATCCACATCTGTAAACATTACTGCGGTACAAAAGCCTGCTTCTACTGCTTCCTCGCCTGTGAACCATTCGCCCTCATTTGTCATAAGGCTTTTTATCTCTTCCTCTGACTTGTCTGTGACTGTCATGTAGCAATTAACAATAGATTGCTTGATTATTTCCAACTCTTTAACAATATTTTCTAAATCTGTTGTATTGTAATATCCAATCAATCCGGCTAATGGGTCGTGTATCATAAATACACCGCCTACAGATATTTCTATGGTATCGCCTGCCATAGCAATAATGGTTGCTGCACTTGCACACCAACCGTCAATTTTTACCGATATTTTCGCTTTATGCTCTTTTAATCGTGTATATATCGCTACTGCTGCGAATACATCCCCTCCGCCCGAATTGATACGCACGATTATTTCATCTACCGCCCCCAAGTCTTTTAACTCTTGATTAAATATACTTGGTGTGATTTCATCCCCATACCACGAATACTCGGAGATTTCGCCATACAATAGCATTTCTGCCGTGTTACTCTCTTCATCCGGCACAAAGTTCCAAAATCTTTGTACTTCGTTCTTATTCCTCGGTTTTTTCCTCTGTCTGCCCTCCGTCATTGTCGGGGTTGTTTTCTCCGTCTGATTCCTCACGTCCGTTAATATTCTCAACGGTTTGTGTATCTGTCTTTGCACCTCCTGTTACCTCCTTTAACAATTCCTCTTCACGCTTTCGCTGTTTGATATTTTTGTAAAAGTCCGTGCCTGTAAGTTCCCTCGCTTCTCTTTCCCTTGTGGAATAGCCACCCTGTACCCTCTTCTCGGCAGCTTCAACCTCTTTTGTTGGGTCAAGCTGTCCGGCACTCGGTCCCGTCCACTCCGCCGAACAATAGGCATCTTTAATAATCGGGTCTGTAAAAAATCCTGGTGCTTTGATTCTCCCTTTTGCTACCGCTTCGCTTAACCATTCCTCATAGATTGGTTGGCAAAAATCAGCAACAAACCACGCCCGATACATTTTTACAACCTTGAAAAATTCAAGGATTGCGGCCCTTGATGCGGAATAGTTGCTTGAAAAAGCCATAATCAGTATTTCGTATGGAATTTCTAAGGCTGCCCCTATCTGCTTTAGTACTGCGATTACAAACGGGTCAAAGTTCGGGTTTGGTCTGCCCGGATTTACCATATTGGCTTTTTCTCCCTCTCCAAGGTCGATTACTGCCCCCGGTGCAAGCTCAATACTGTTTTCGTCCTCTTGGTCTACCTGCATCTCTTCCGGGATGCTTTCCCCAAACGGCACATCATCACTTGCACTTTCTTTTTCAATGAACACGGTAAATAATCCGTTAATAACTGCTGCCAATACTTCCGCTTCTGTGTATCGTCCTAGCTGCTTTATCGTGTCAATTACAGGTGCTAAAAAGGGAACTCCTCGGACTTGCCCGATTCGCTCCCTGTTCATAACGTGTAATATGTTTCTTCGCCCTGTCTTTTCTCCGTATGCAAGCACTTTTACCCACTCTCTCGGTTCTCTATCCGTAAATGACAACGGATGAAACTTTGATACATGGTAGGCAACAACTTCTCCTGCTTCGTTCTTTTCCACGCCCTCGCAAAATAAAGGGTTTACCCTTTCGTCATCCGGCGTGCTTACTCTGTCCGCTTCAAGAGTTTGTATTCTAAGGTCGTAAATACTTCCTGTCCTCTTGGTTGTTGTCATTAGTGCGAACGAGTCGCCACTAAGCAAGGCATTTAAAAATGCCAACTGCTGCAACTGATAAAAATTGTCTATGCGTTCAAGGTCGCAATTCGTAGAATCCGCCCAATGTGCAAATTCTCTTTCTATCGTTTCCTCTAACTCTCTTGCTTCCTCCGGCTCAATCTTTAATACTTCCTCATTGATTGATGCTTTTAGGTGTAATCCAATTCCTATAGTATTGGTTCTAAGCCTTTTTATTGCCCCTGTGGCAACATTTGAGCCACCATAGAACAAATCCCTAGACCTCTGCCTTAAAGGGTCTATATTGTCCTCTACGTCCTCTCTGTGGCTACCTCCTCCGTGCGTCCAACCTATAAGACTTTTCTTTGTAGCACTCGCACCGTAGTTTCCGTAACCACTGTCAATCATACTAAGGCGTTTTTTTGCCACTTCTCGCTTTAATGCCCTTTCCGGGGATATTGCTTTTATTGCTTTATCAATAAAATTCAAGGCTCAAACCTCCTTTCTCCGTATTTTTGGTACGAAAAAAGCACCTTGGATGTTTCTATATCTCCTTGGTGCTTTGCTATTTTATATATTATCACAAAAAATCGGGCAATGGCGGGCAATCTTTTATTTTCCTGTTTTGCTTGTATTTCCGCCCTTTTCGGCTGTTTTTGCCTATAAATCTCTCGGCACAACCCTATATACCCTGTTCCTGCCCTTTTTCTTTGCTAAATTCTCCAATTTCGCCACCTTATTACTCCAATATTCTATCTGTTTACGGATTTCTGCTAAATTTGCCCTTGTAAAGGACTTTCCGCCTATTGTGTATGATTGGTTTATTGCTACCTCGCTTTCTGCTTCTAGCCATATTTCCAAGTGTTTTTTTGCTACTTCAAGTGTTATTGCTGCCATTATGCTATACCTCCACTTCGATTTCCTCTATGTCTTGTGTGTTTTCGTGTTGCCTGTACCTCCGTATTTTTCTTCGGTGGCTCTTTTAGTGTTAATCCTGTAATTTCTATTGCTGCCTGTGCGTAGTTTCTGCAATCTAAAGGCTCATTTCGTTTTGTTTCTCCTGTAAGTTCCCATACAAAATACGGTCTGCCTTTTTTATATTTTAATACCTGTTTCTCTGCCGTAAGACCCTTAAAATAATCCTCGTCATATCCTCGGATGTATTCGTTTTCGTCTTTCGGAAAATGGCAGTATCCGGGACCCTCTTCCTCAATCTGCAACCTCTGTAGTAAAAGGGATTTACCTGTATCAACTCCAAGAGTAAATAAATACGCCTGTTCCCTGTTGTTTTTTGTCGGCTTTGATATGTACGGTCTTGCCGTACCCTCATTACCTCCCTTTATTGCAAATATCTTTCTTGCCGTTCTCGCTTTGCAGAATTTATATACCTTGTTGGTAAAATGTCCGCCCGAATCCATGCAGGCACATGATATTCTCATTGCCGTACCGTCCGCTTTCTTAAATGTCTGCTTTAGAAAATCGTCAAGGTTTTTCCATACTTCCGATTGTTTCAAATCTCCGTATATCCTCTTGTAGATTATGCCGTAACTTTCGTGTTCCACGCCCCAACCTACTACCTCGACCTCAAAACGGTCGTCCTGTGTATCTATTCCTGCCGTGATTGCTATAACTTCGTCCGGCACTTCGCAACGGTATCTTTCCCTGCGCTTCAACAGGTCATCTTTACTTGCTTTTTCGCCCTGTTCCTCCCAAGTCTGCCCCAACTCGGTATTAACCCAAGATTTCATAAGTTCGATATTGCCTTTTTTCAATGCCTGGTCTGCTTCGATAAAGCCTTTTACTATCTTATCCCAACCAAAAAAAGTAGATGCTAAGGAGTTAAAGTGGAATCCTCGCACTTTACGGTTTGGGTATTTTGCCACATACCGCCCCTCATTAAAATGTTCTTTCCACTCAACCTCTGTATGTACTACACCACATTTTTCACATACATAGGTTGTGCTTTCTATTTCCCCGTCTGCATCCACCTTATAGATTAAATTACTCCATTCCAACGGTTGTAATTCTCCGCAACTCGGGCAAGGTACATTCCATTCCTCCATAGTAGAATGTTCGTACTCCATTTCTATACGACTTGCCCCTTTTATCGTTGGCGTGCTTGTGTCTACCTCTTTTCGATTCCAATATGTTGTAAGTCGTTTTCCTGCAAGTATCAGAGGGTCCCCCTCCGCTCCTGCTGTTGGTGGGTAAGCATCTATCTCGTCCGCCAATAATATACGAATCGGTCGGCTTCGTAACTCCGTTGGAGAGTTTGCACCTGTCATTGTGATACGTCCGCCCGGAAACGCCTTTTTAAATATTGTGTTTCCTGCGGTTCGGCTTTTCTCATTTATCTTATCCCTTAATGCCGGGGTATCTCGTACCATTGGCATAAGCCTGTCTTTACTCATTGTTTCCGCAAGGGATAAGGTCGGCTGCATACACAATATGGTGCATGGGTCGTAGTGCATATAATAGCCTATTGTATTAAGCAAAAAAGCATCCGTTTTTCCCATTTGTGCAGCACTCATAACCACAACTTTTTCAACAGATATATCCGTTATTGCATCCATAATCTCCCGCTGCCAAGGTGCTTTTTCTGTATTCCACTTACCGCCTTTGCTACCCGATTCAGAGGACAAACGGCGGTATCTGTCCGCCCATTGTGATAATGTCAAGTCGGGCGGTGGCTCTAAGACCTTAAATATTCTGTTGAAAAGGTCAATCGTTTCCCTCTTCATCTTCTTTTATTTCCTCCTTAAACATACCCTCAAAATCGGATAACTCGTTAAGTGCTTCTTTTATTTTGTCATTCAGATACAGAAAAATCTTTGCTTTATCCCTCATTGCTGCCAACTTGTCCGCTTCCTCTGCCGGAATGGCACTTAATCGGCTCTTGAAATTGATTAACATAGCTGTCATTACTTTTTCTATATCCTCTGACTTGTGCAATTCTCCTTTCTTTACCGCAAGGTCTAACTCTTCATTAAGTCTTTTTGTTTTGGTTAGCTTTGCTCGTTCTTCGTTGAGGTCTACCGCTTCCTGTGATTCCGGGTTACGGTCCCTCAAATATTTTATGTATGCCCTGTTGGTTTCCGCCAAGGCATACAGGTTTCCTTGCTTCGTCTGCAAAATCCCTTTCTGTGTCAACCTCTCCACATTTTTAGGGGTCATATCTAAGAATTTTGCGACCGCATTTTTATCATAGAGTTTCAAAATCCTACCCCCTTAAAAAATTTTGCGGATTTTTGGAAGTCGTTTTTTCGACCTCGAATCTAGGAAGCGTTTGGGCTCACGGCACCCTCATGCCGTTCTGACGGCTTACAGTACCTACGTACCCTCGCTGTCCGTGGCGTGTGTCTGTGTCTGCCTGTGGCGTGGTGTGTGGTGCGTGCGTGCCTGTGTGTGCCTGTGTGAGTGTGTGCCTGTGTGCAGGCGTGTCTACTGCTGCCGTGTGCCAAGCCTATACCTCGCTGTCCTCTGCTCCCTCTGTGTATGTATCGTCTATCTCTCCTGTGTCGGGGTCTACATCATACTCCCCGCTTATCTTCTGTTTCATAAGTGCGTACCGCTTCTCTTCCAATGTGATACGGCGTTGCTCTAACTCATAGGACTTTATAGTATCCAATAGCTTTATGATTCTGCCGTGTACTTTATTAAGCTGGTCCTCTAACTTCATTGCTCTTTCAAAGGCAGAGGATTTAATAGTTGTTTCCATAGCCACACTTAGAGCCGGTCCCTGTGGTGTATCCTTGCCGTCCTCATTGTATGCACCGTATGGGTCTGCATCCTCTCCCTCTTTTCCGGGCGTACGCATTTCTACAACCTTGTCTGTGTATAGGTTGCCTGTGGTGTCTGTGTTTAATTCTTTTATCCTTTTTTCCAAATCTTTTTCTTTGGCTATAAGGCTTTGTAATTCTCTTAATGTATTTTCCCCTGTATCAAGGGTAACTGATTCTATCAAGGCTTTTTCATCCTCTGATAATTCATCAAAATACACCTTGGAATATGCCCCGTGTGTTTCTGCGTTTTTATTTCTCACAGGGGCCCCGTGACCCTTGGCGTTTTTATTGCCTTTTTGTCCGCCCCTCTTTTTGGGTTTATTTTCAAGTGCATCATTCCACTTATCTACGCACTTCCATTTTCTTACCTTTGCCGAATCAATTCCCAAGGCTTCCGCAATTTCTGTATTCTTCATTAAGCCGTCTGAATCCAAAAAAAGTTGCTTCGCCTTTTCCCTGTTTTCATCTTTTTGTCTTGCCAAGCTAAAACCTCCTTTCGTTTGTTTTCCTATTTTTCGGCTTTCCATTCTTTCGGAATCTTCGCATTTTTGTAAATTCAAATTTTTATAACACGAAAAGGCAACAGGATTTAACTATAAAATCCTGTTGCCCTGCTTCGCTTTTCATCTTAGTATTATACTACATAAAATCGGGCAATAGCGGGCAATCTTTAGTGCAAAACCTCTTTTAAAATTTTGCTTCGTGATATATTTCTATTCCTTGCCATTTTTCCGCCTAAGACCTCTAAGGCAACGCACCTTATATTTTTACTTTGTCGGACAGAATAGTTAATCTGTTCCGCAATGCGTTCCCATTTTTGACCCTGTAAGTAAAATCCGCAAATTATAGCTTTGTGAATCGGAGTTAATGAGTATATTTCTTTCATAATTTCCGTTCTCAACTTCTTTAACTCCTGTATTCTGCCCTTTAATTCCCTAATTCTTTCTGCGGTATCTGTACCTGCTATTTCGATTGCAAGCAGAGCCGTAGAATCGCTTGTATTACTTCCGTGTGGCATACCGTCATAGTTAATTGCCCCTGTGGTATCATACACTCTTTCGTACCGCTCTATCCACTCGCCTGTAACCTTAATGTCAAGGTCAATATCTTTGTAAAATTTTAAGATTGCTTCTACTTCCCAATTCTTCATTTTGTGCTATCCTTTCTTTTATGGTGGTCTGTATTTTTCGCACCATTTGATACTCGCTTTTCCTGTAGCTTCGCCTTTTGCTATACAACTGCTGCCGTGCTTCGTCCTCTTGGCTTCGCAAGATTCGCAAATATCCGATTCTGCTATATCGAAAATATCTTTTAACCTCTCTGTAAGGTCTTTTATTTTCTCCATAAGCAAATCAAAGGATTGCATGAATTGATTTATTAAATCGCACGTTTCTTTTTCTGTTTTTCCAATTTGTGCGGACAGGCAGGCAACCAATGTAGATAATTGATTGCTTGCCTTTTCTTCTCCGCACCAAATAACGCCCTCCTTATATTCGATACGGTCCATACGCACCGCCTAACCCTGTAAGTATTTCTGATACTCTGCCGTTTTACCCATTACCCATACAGATAGGGCATTGGTTAATCTACTTTCCCATTCTGCCGGGCAGATTTTTCCGTTTTCGGATTCTGTCATAATAACTTTTCTTACCTCTTTCTGTATCATGTTATATTGACCTGTTCCGTATTTTTTGCTTATCCATTCCGTAAAGGATAATCCCTTTTCCTGTGGTTCTGGTACATATTCCGGGTAATCGCTCATATCCTGCTGCCCCGGTAAGTTGTCGTTTTCCTCTTCGTTCTCCTGTTCTGCTTCCGGCTCATTCATAAAACCGCTTTCCTGTATTTCTTCTGTATCCTCTTCCTCTGCCGTTCCCTGTGTTTCTTCCTCTACAGAATCGTCATAGATTAAATTCCCTGTTTCAATCATCAAATCTACAATTTCCGCAAGGTCGGCATACTCGATAATGTATGTACTCCAATCTTCCTTAATCTGTATTGCCATTCCCTCCGTTTGGAATCTGTATATAAATTCCTTACCGTCAATCTGTAATGTTTTGGCGGTAAATGTTTTAGAGAAATGCTTAACTAATGCTTTTTCAACTGCTGCCGTATTGCCTTTTACATTGAATACCGCACGGTTTACTTCTCCTGTCAAGGCTTCCTTAATTGCTTCCTGTACCTGTTCTATCTGTTCGTCTGTTATCTCCGGCTTTGACTCTTCTTTCACATCACTTATATGTAATTCGCCTTTATTCTCGTATTTCTCGTATGCCTGTTTCTGCCCCTCTTCATCAAGTCGGCTAAGTTCATGTGCTGTTGAGATATTGATATTGCCTTTTTCCAATTCGTCCTTAAATTCCTGTGATAAATTGTTGTCAATAGCTTCCATTCTTCCAATCTGTGTAGTTGATGTATTAAGCATCTGTGCCACAATATCACGGATACGCCCCATTTTCTCTTTTTCTTCTTTTGGCTTGTCCTTATTCTCTTCCTGTAATGCTTTCTTATACTCTGTAAGGATTTTTTTTAATTCCTTTGCCTGTTGTATCTTCTCCCAATCTGTAAGCTGTCTTGCCGTTGCATTGGTAAATATAAGGCTTAACTTATCCTTGATTGTGTCGGATTCCTTTTTTATAAGGCACGGCACTTTTCTATATTCCTCTTTACCCTCCTGTACCAACTTTAAGGCTGCCAATCTACGGCGGTGTCCTGCGACTACTTCATATTTTCCGTGTGTTTCCGGCTTTACTACTAAATTCTGCTCGATATGTCCGATCAACTCAATAGACATTGCCAATTCGTCTATATTCTCCGTTGAATAGAAATTATCTTTACTTGGCATTAAATCCTCTACATCAATCATTACAACGTCAAAGGTGCTTTCCTGTTCTGCCGGTCCCGCTGCCATCTGCTCCTGTGTCTGTACTGCTGCCCCTTTACTTTTTCCATTTAATAAACTATTAAGGTCAAATCCTGCCATTGCCTTTTCCTCCTATTCTCAAAAAACCAAGTCCTTTAAGTTTCTCTGTGTCCGAATCGGTCACAATTTTTCTAATGATTTCAAGCGTTTTCTCGCTTTCTATGTATCTGATATAATCACTTTTCGGAATCAATACCATTTCTTCCGTTTCCTCTGCAATAAAACCATACATTGCCGGTCCCATTCCATTATTGTCTTGGCTCATTCCGCCTTACCTCTCTTTCTCGGTATGCAACCCTCGCAATCCTCGGTATCTCTTAACTTGCTGATTTTGCAACCGCCTTTATGAAACCGCATTTTTGTTATATGCCTGCTACAGTTCGTGTTATCACAACGATTATCACAAAATGTCGGGTAATTATCCGTGTTTATAATAATAAGTCCGCTCATTCTATCTATACTCCTTTCCTGTGACTTTATCTTTTAGAACAATACGCCCTACCAACTCAAACCCTGCAAGGCTGATTATCTGCTTTAGCATTGTGATAAGAGTTGTTACCGCTGCGTTACGCTCTCTTTCCTCTTTTCTTTCTTCCTTGGCAACCGTTCCCATTGCTTCGCCTGCCGTTGGGTCGGGGTATCCCTCTTTATTCTTGTATCCTCCCATGCTATACCTCCAAATACTCTCTAACAAACGCTTTGTAATCTCTTGCGGCCCCGGAACGTGGAGAATACTCCATAAGGCTTTCATTGGTAAATGTAACCTCGTCTGCCTTTTCCGTCCTGCGTATGTGGGTCTTAAATACCGGGTATCGCTGATTCTGCAACCATTCCTCGCCCTGTCTGCATACATCACGGTTATAGAACATTGTCACAAGGCAACCTCTAAACTTTAACTTGTGGTTTAGCTGCTTGGCGTTGTTTATCTGCTCTTCCAACTCGTCCATACCGTCAAAGGCGTATCCGTCAATCTTAATCGGTATAATAACCTCGTCTGCTGCCACAAGGGCATTGATAACGGATATATTTATATCCGGCGGACAATCAATAATGCAGTAATCGTAATTGTCCTTGACCCTCTCCAATTCCTCGGAAAGTATGGTAGCCTGCTGCCTGTCCTCGTCCTTAATAACCATGAGATTGGCGGTTAATAAGTGCATATTGGCAGGAATCGCATATAATCCGCTTGTAGCCGTTTTCTGTGTTACCGCTTCTATGCCCTGCTGCCCTGTAAGAATATCTGCAAGGCTCGGCTTTTCATAACTCCATACTCCGCAAGCCTTGGATAAATTGCCCTGCTTGTCGTTATCAATGACTAATACCCGTTTTCCGTAATCCGTGGCTAAGATATGAGCCATATTTACCGTTGTTGTTGTCTTGGCACAACCGCCTTTCATGTTGATAATTGCAATAGTTTTCATTCGCTTTTACCTCCTGTTAATACTCTTTGTACTTCCTTAAAGTCCATTTTCTTAAATGCTCTAAGTATCCGGGCGAATACCGCCCCTGCCTGTCTGCCAAGTTCCTTATTCATAAAAGCTAAATCCTCGGAAGTAAATACTACTTTTAATTCCGGGTCGTTTATGATATTTTCGGCTTGTATTACCTCGATACCGCATAGGGTTCTTACTCCGCTTTTGAAATAATCCCTATCCTCCTGTGTCATTGGTATTTTTTCTATATTTGCCATACCGTTTTTACAAGTTTTCAATTCTTTTCCTCCTTTCCTGTGTGTGTGTGTTTGCACACTTTATACAATTTCTAAATGGCTTTAGGCACTCTATAAAGCGTGCAAGCCTGTTTTGTGGTGGACTTCTTGGCATATATCCACCGCCTTTCCCGGCTATGTGATAGGCGTTGCAATTTTTCGCATTAAAAAATTACTAAAAACCTGTTGACTTACTGCACGCTCTCTAGTTGGCGTACCCACTGCTATTTTTTCACTCTATCCCTGCTACGGCTATTGGCTTGCCCTCGTCAGAAAACAGGTTGCCGACCTGTCTTGACGGCTCGGGGCGGTTGCCCCTTGCCGTTTCGGCTCTTTATGCTTCTACTGTTTCGTGTCCTGTTGTAAAGAATACTTCTCTATTGCCCCAATCACGAATCTTTACCGTTTTTTCTTCTTTCTTGCTTTCGTTATATCTTCCTGCGTGGTAAATTGGTGCGTATGTAATTGTTTTTGCTGTTCTCTTTATAATCTCAAATACCACTGCGTTTTCTCCGTATCTTTTTCCTACCTCAAATTTTCTCATTGTTTCTTACCTCCGTTTTGCTTTCCTTTGATGATTTTATTATATACTTATATAAGTATATTTACAACCCGGGATAATTAACAAATATACTTATATAAGTACATCAATCTTTTGTGCAATTTGTATACTTATATAAGTATCATTCCTGTATGTTCTTTTTCTTCTCTTCCAACTGCTGCCTTTTGTCTTTCAGATACTCCATATATTCTCCGTATGTCATTCCCGGCGGTGTGATTCTTCTTTGTGTTTCTCTTGCCTGTTTCGCCTTTTGGCTTAATACTGCTGCCTTGCTTACCGTCTTTTTCTCTTCTCTCTTTGGTTCTTCGGGTTTAATTCCTAATCTCCTTGCCTGTCGGTTTGGCTTTGCCTTGTTATATGTCAATGTCCTTTCCTGTTGGAATGGTATTACTTTCCTGTTTCTTCTCTTCTTTGCCATAACTACCCCTTTCTAAATCGTCCGCAATTTCTGTTATACTCTGCATACAGGCTTTTATATTCGTGTCCGTGTCTGCCGTTATGCTTAATATGTTGCTTATCTGTCGTAACCTCTTTATCTGTTTTGGGTCAACTGCTGCCTTTTTCAGACATTCCGGGCATATCTCTATGCCCTCCAATGCCTTTTCTCCACATAAGCTACATTTCTTCATGTGTACCAACTCCTATTTTCTAAAGAACTTCAATACTCTTTCGTGCCACCAATACTTGAATACTGCCTTATAAAACGCTTTCGTCTTTTCTTTCATTGTCCTTTTCTTCCTCCTGTAGGATTCGTATAATGCCTATATAGAGCCTTTCCGCACAATATACGCATATACTGTTACCTATTGCCCTGTATCTTGCCGTATCAGCTATAATATTGCCGTCTGCTCCGTATTTCGTCCAATCGTCCGGGTATCCCTGTAATCGTTCTCCCTCTACAGGTGTGAGCCTGCGGATTATGTATATAACTTTCTGTGTTGCTTTCTTCAACAGGTCTTTAATACTTTTCAATGGGGTATCTCCCCTTACGGTATTATTCTGTCCTGCGGTTAATGTTCCGCTTGTATCGCTCTCCCTGTATCCGTGATGTTGGTATGCTTCGTAAAATACGCTGTGAATATCTGCCGTTGTGAGTGTCGGGCAAGGTCCCCCGACCTTTCCAACGCCTAATCCGTTGCTTGCCTTATTTCTTGTAACTTCATCCCTTAAAGGTATTACGCTTCGTTTCTCTTCGTACATGATGCAAGGCGTTTGACCTCCGCCACGCCCCATATTCTGTACTAAGGTTGGGGTAATATCTTTGTATGTTCTTACCACGCTGTCGGCGTGTGCAAAATCAAGACCTAAAACCTCCCCCCCTCGGCTACTTTCTGCTCTAAGGCTATTCGTAGATTGTCCGGCAACTTCCGCCCTTTGTTCTTTGCTCTTCGGAGTATACCCAAGCACGCTTTCGGACTTAAATAATATTTCTCCGGCACGTTGTCCTCCAAAATCTCCGATAAGGTAGATTCGTTTTCTACGTTGGGGTACTCCCCAATATTGAGCGTCAAGGATTCTCCAAGCTGTGTCAACTTCTCCCCCTCTAACCATTCCTGCGGTTGCCCATTTGCCACTTGCAGGCATTGGAATATCGGTGTTTGTGATTTCTTTAAGCACGGCTCTAAAATCCTCTCCGTTGTTACTTGAAAAAGCTCCGGGTACGTTCTCCCAAATAATGAAAGTTGGATATTTTCCATTTGTTGCTTCCCTCATTTCTCTTATTATTCTTATTGCGTGCATGAATAACCCGGAACGATTTCCTTTAAGTCCTTTTCTCTTTCCTGCAATGCTCAAATCTTGGCAAGGACTTCCGAATGTGATTATATCCACGGGTTGTATTTCATCCCCTTTAAGGTCTATAACGCTTCCAACGTGCATTACATTCCTAAAGCGGTATCTTGTTATATCTATACAATTCTGTTCCACCTCTGCGGCCCATAACGGTTTAATGGTGCATCCTGTATCTATCCCGCTCGGTATGCCTGCTGCATAGCAGAAACCTCCGATACCGTCAAATAGGCTACCTAGTGTTAATTGTTTCAACGTTACCGCCCCCCTTTTCTACCAATCTTCTAACTTTTTAACTCTCGCCTGTAAATTGGCTATCGTTGTTTTCATTTCCTCAATCTGATAAGGCAGTACGTCCGTATTCTCAAACATATAAAGGACTTCTACCGCCCGGCTTATCGGCACACCGCTTTTTAATCTCGGTTTCTTTGTCTTTTGATCAATTTCTGTAAGTCTGCCGTTCTTATGTTTCTTTTTAGTGTCCTTTGCCGGTCCTGGCATTGCCTTATTCATCATTTTGTAATACGGAATCTCTGCCCCTACAATTCCGTTAAGTCGCACTTAATAACCCTCCCTGTGCCGTGTCCTCTTCAATCTTCTTATCCGCTACTGCTGCCGTGTCCTGTAACTCCTTTTCCAATCTCTCCCAAATTAGAGGAATCATTAACTTGCAAACTGTCATTGTATGTATTCTGCTTGGTGTTTCCGTCAATCTTTCGCACATACACACGAATAATAAACCTGCGTTGGCATCCCCCTCCCAATTCGGGCTATCCTGTCTTGATTTCTTAAAAAGCGGTGTTTCTTTGTACTGTTGCCCTAATTCCTGCAAGATTTCTATTGAACGGTCTGTAAATATCACTTCTCCGCCCTTTTTGACCTCTGTAACGGTTAATAGTTCCATGATTTTATCTTTTTCGCTCTGCATTTTCGTATGCTCCTTTCAATTCCTCGGTGTGCATTAAGAAGTGTACCGCTCCGTCAAACTTTACTTTGTATTCTTCTATATCCTCGGATTTTAAATACTGTCTGCCGTACATTTCTTTCATATCTCGCCATACATTCCAAGGTATAAAGAAAAAATCATCCTGTATGCAGATACATACGCCACATAACGCCCCTAGTCTGTTATGCTTTTCCAATACGTCCATTTGCGTATCTGTAAGCACATTCCGGGTTATCCTGTCTTTGCTCGTCCTTTTTGCTTCAAACATAATCGAACGACCGCCGTATAAGGTCCCTTGGAAGTCGGGTTGTGCGTGTGTACTGAATCGACCTGTAAACTCTCCTGTTCTGTGGTTCTTGCTCGTCACTCTGAACGGCTCGGGCGTTTTGTCAATACTTGCTATTCCGTGGCTTTCGTACATTCTGCACCCGGCTAATATCTCTCTTTCAAAGTGCTGTCCCTGTGCATTGTTAAGTCTATTCTTGTACTGCTGCCGTATTTTATTCTCGTCTACCTCTGCACCTCTTGCATTTTGCCACTTCTGTAACTCTTTTTCTGTGTCCGAATCGGTCACAATCCCTTTGTTTATCAATGTTTTTCGCTCCTTTTTGTTAATTCGTTCCATGGTATCAACTGCATACGCTTCTTGCCGTCCAATTCGTAAATAAATGATACCGTGCCATTCTTTAAGCTGTGTTCCGTGATAATGTCCGTTATCTGCATTTCTGCCGTGCCTAATCTTCTCGGGTATCCTGTAATAGCCATTCCCTCAATTATGGCAACCTCTACAATATCGCCCAACTCATAAGGGCAATGTGCCATGAATACCGCCTGTTGCATATTAACAACCGCTCCTTTCTCTGATTTCGTGAATGTGTAGTGTGTAATATTCCTTTCCGGGTTCTGCTCCCCACTCTTCCTTACCCGTCTTAACATCTAACGAACATAATGCGATAAACTGCGGTCTACTGCTACCATATCCGTTTCTGAATCCTATTAACTGTTTATCAAGTCCTGTAGGAATATTTGAGTTTGGGTACATTTCAAATATTTTCTTAAACCTCGTTGTATAATACGGTTTAATCTCTCTGTATTCCTCCTGTTTATCCCCGGAAAGAATCATACTGAACCATTTGCCCTTAGTTGGTAATATCAGCATATAGCCACCTCCTAATTACCGCTATCATCCTTTTCACTCCTTTTCATTCTTGTTTTTATTTTCTCATTTAATAATAATTTCGTGGTTTTTGATGTTCCGTATTCCTTTTGGTATCCGTAATCATAGTATTTAATATCAAGTCCATGTGTATTAAGCCACTCTATTACGAACCAATAACCCAATCCTGTCTTGCTCGGCTTCCAATATCCGTCCTCTCCGAACTCCCCCCCTCTTAGAACATAATCTGCAAGTTTCGGTTCTTGTATTTGAAGTCGTGCGATTCTCTCTTTATCTGCGGTTATCCCAAACAGGCAAAATATGCAGCCTGTTCTTTGGCTACCCGTGGTATTAAACTTGCATTTTTTCTTATCTAGCACTACGTTCCCGTATGCTTTCGCTATTTGTAAGTTATTTTCGTATATGTATTGGAGTACATCGTTTTCTTTCCAAAATGACATAGGATTGCTTTGTGGGTGTTTCATTTCCCAAGCATTACAACCATATCTTAACCATTTTGTTTTTCTTTGCCTGCTTTCCTCTGCCATTATTGCCGTTATTGGTACTTTCCCATTTTCTTTTTCATATTGGTGTACCGTTCTTTTTTTCATTATGTCGCAACACTTATCTGATACACGAAAAGGGGCGTTTAGCAAATATTTATAGTGGTCGCAATTATACTCGCTCTTTTCTCCATTATCTTTTAATTCAATTCCCATGAATTGCCTGTATCTTACGGTATCTGTTTTTCCTTTTTCTATTGATTTTTTTACCGCTTCTGCCTTTCCCGCTATTTCCTTTGATATTACAGGATATCCATGTTTTAATAGCACTTCCCTAAATGTCATACTTGGTCTTACGCTTGTTACATTGTCTGTATTGGTTGCAAATTCCCTTACTGACGGATATTCCAAACCCGTATTTACAAAAACCGCTTCTGTATCTGGGTAAAGTTTTCGTACAATATCTAATAAAACTGTGCTGTCTTTTCCTCCGCTAAAAGAAACGTATGCCATTTCCGATTCCCAATCGCCAACATATTCAAACGGCTTTAATTTAGTTCCTTTTACCAATTTTTGCTTTTTATTTTTTTCATCTTCTATCCAATGTCCTTTTTCGCTTGGTTCTTCTGTGTCTGTTACGTATCTTACCTTTCCTGTCTTTTTATTAACTATTTTCCACCGTTTCCAAGATTCTACCCAACCTTGTATGCGTTGCTCCGTCATTCTTATTTTTGCTTCAAGAGGTAGCGATTGCATTTGTTGTAAATCCCCCCTGTTGTGTTTTGCCATTGTCAATCCCTCACTTTCCGTAATCGTAGGTAGCAATTCCACCCGGTATAATCGTTGTATTCAAAATTAATCTTGGTAGGCTCATACCCCTTATATAGTTTTCTCCATACCTCCTTATCTTCCGGGATCTTTGCATATTCTCTAAGTTTTCTAAAACTCCATTTATGGTCGTTTTTCTTAACCTTTGGCTTTTTAAGATTCATTGATGTAGACCATTTTTTACAACCCTTTTTTCGCTTGTTTATGTATTTTACTATGCCCTCTAATCCGTTTTCGTTCGGCTGCAACCTGTCGCAGTTCACGAATCCGTAATAATCTACATTGGCTCTGTATTCCGGGTCGTTTTCCTTTTTCCAATTTATCCTTGTGGTACTCCACATTAACTCTAAATCGTCACGGTTCAACCCTCCGTTGTTGATAATGATATGGTGGTGGATTCTTACGGCTTTTGTTGTCTTATCATCCGCATCAATCCCCTGTAATGTAAGCTGCCCCTCTTCCTCTTCCGGGGTGTATTCGGTAACAAGCATATACTTTAAATCCTCGCCTGTTTCCCTCTTCATTTTTCTTTTGATGCGGTCTAAGTAGTTATGCACATTCTTTTCCGCTTCCTCCAAGGACATAGGTAAATGCTCATTGTTGTATGTAGCTGATATATGAAAATCATTAGTACCAAAATTTGTGTTGGCAATCTGTACGAATCTTCTTTTACTTCTCTTATCATTAAGGTTTTTTTGAGCCTGTGAGGATTTACCCCCTTTCCCCTTGCCTGCTTCCGGCATATTTGTAACTGCTACTATATCAACCTCTAAGTATTCCTCTCCGCAATATATCCTCTTCTCACGGATAAAGTTCTTTCTCTTCTTTGCCATACCGTTTATTCTCCTCATACTACAAGTCCATAAGGGTACACCTATTAAACTATATACTTATACAAGTATAGTCCTATATAAGTATATAATTTTATGAATGTCCTAGATGTTAATACCCCATACAAGGTCCTCAACACGCCCCTTTTATAGCCTTTTGGCGTGTGATTTCAAGGCTTTTTTATTGACTTTGTGCAAGCCTTATAGTATAATTTGAATAGGTGTAATTATCGCTATAAGGCGGTATCTCGGGAACTCGCATAAGCCACTATGCAAGTTCCTTTTCTTTTGTCTTTTCCCTGTATATCTTGGTTGCAAAATCTACCGTGTAATATCCTCCACAACCTTTATGTTTTGCCATATACGAACAACTAAGCGATATTTGACCACATTTTAAGCATTTGAATTTAAAATACGGCAGTGCCGTTACCTGTGCGTTTAGACAAGGAATATACGGTATATCTATGCCGTTATCTGCGTGGTATCTGATTCCCTCCACAAAATCCGAATAGTCTACCATACTCCCAATATTCTTTATGTTCTCGGTATCCAAATCTCTGACCTCTATAATCTCGCCGTTTACTATGTCTACCGTTATTTCCAAGTCCTGTACTATGAAATAGCCTATTTCCTCTGCTGTTTCATAAAGTAATATATCCTGCTCATAAATCGGTTTTCCGAATCTGTCGGCTGCATCCGTCTGTCTGCACATGGTATTTATATCTATCTCATACACATTTGCACCCGGATAACCGCCCTTGTCTATATAATGACCTGCGGGGCGTACTGCCCCGTCACTTGGTCTTATTGGTGGCTCTGTTATATATTCGCCCTCTATCCATATCGGGTATGGCGTGCTACTGCTCTTTGCCTTTGCTTTCACTTTCCTGTACCCCTCTTTCCGCTACTGTTCCGATAATCTCCATTCTTGCCGTATCAGATACCCCCATATCGTCCACGCACGGTAGCAACTGATGTATGATACCCTCGGTGTCAATCCAACGGAATATAACCACATCTGCAAGCCTTACTTTTACTGTGTTGCTTCCGTCTTTGCCTGTAAATCCCGGCAATGTGTTGTATTCCCTGTCGACTGTCGTTTTGTCTACTACAAATTCTCTTACCTGTCCGTCTACTTCCAAGGCTACAATATCGCCTGTATACATTTCTTTGCCGTTCTTATCCCTGTACGGGGTCTGTTCTCCCAATGTATCCGGGAATATCTCTTTAAAATCTCCGTAAACTGTGCCAATCTCCGCTATCTCGTCCGTTTCATATCCATAAGACGGCATACCGTAGACCCACTCGTAAGATTCCTTTTCCCTGTCGTATGTCAATCCTCTGTACTTCATTCTCCTACCTTTCCCAAGGCTTTAGCGTAAGAGGGTACTGCTCTTTTATCTCACGGCTACGCTCTACATTGGTCTGCAATATAAGCTGTGCCTTTTGCATTTCCTCCTGTGGCATTTCCTTGTCTTTGTAACTGTCTACAAACTCTTGGTACTCCTGTATTTTCTGCCTTAATGCTGCATCCGTGGCAGATATGACGTACACGGTCCCACAATGTTTACAACGCCAATACCTGTATTCGATTTCTCCCACTTTCTTGTAGCTTGGCTTTATTTTGCCTATTGATTTATGGCACTTGTCGCATACGATAGTAGGCTTGTACCTTTTCTTTATTGGTTTCACTACTCTATACCTCCATTCAAAACCTTTAGGCTTCTGATATGCGATACTCTGAATAAACAGGAATTGGTTATGTATGTTCCCTTGTGTGCCAAAAAGTAATAATTGCTCTTTAGGTATAAATTCGGGTTATTCTTTACCTCTTCCGTTCCTGTCTTTCGTAAAGTACCTCTGTAAACGCTTCCGTCAAATATCTTTATATCCACATATTCGCCTAAGTGTTTTTCTAACTCCGCTCTATTCATTGCTTCCCTCTGCTTTCTTCGGACACCATGCCGGAGAGGTCTTTACAGGTACTTCCTCTGAATATCTCGCACCAAATCCTATAAACCCCTGCAATCTGTATATCCTGTGTTCTGCATAGTATTTTCTGATATATTCATGGTTTGGATGCTCGCAATAAAAATTGCTTCTAGTGTTTCCTGTAGGTCTTAAACTTTTGCAATATTTACAATCAGCACATCTGATTTTATTCGCCATTGTTTCACTCCTTTTATGCGTACAGGGGGTGCTACCGCACCCCTTAACAGTTATTCAGTAATCAGTTTTCCGTTTACTTCATAAAAAGCGGAGCGGAAGCCAATGTTGCCGAACGAGTTGGAACGAGGGTAATGCAAGCTGAGAGCGGACGGACCCGAATGGGAAGTATTGTGGAACGCCGACCCACGGAGAGGCAAATATTCGCCCTCTGTCGCATCAAAGTACACATAGGTCTTGTTTTCTTCCTCTGCTCTCTTTTCTGGGATAATGCCTAAATCCCTAAGTGCCTGTGGAATCTCTGACAATTCAACCTCCAATTCTTCAATTCTTACTCCGTCATAATCCGGCTCGTACTCTTCGTGTTCCGGCAGGTCAACTATTGCAATATCTCCGCACTCAACATTAACCCTTACCGGTCCCCTGTTTGTCTTGACCTGCTGCCACTCTTCACTATCTCTTGACAGGTCGCAATATGAGGATGCAGCTTTGTTATCCGGGATGTACTCTATAATTCCGTCCTTAATCCTTAATCCTGCCAACAATTCCCATACATTACCGTTAAGGTCTGATACTCCATAAGGTGTATGGTCGTGATTCCATGTAACCGGTCCTGTACCTGTATATGTCCGTCCAAAGTTGCTTACTTTACCCTGTTCGTCCTTGTGGTAATAGTCTTTGCCCCAATCGGTGTTGCCGTGTGGCATTGTGCCTTTTTCCCTACTCTGATTTAACAGGTATTCATACTCTACTGCGGTCATAAGATGCCAACCTAACCCCTTGCATCTGCAAGCCTGTACCGCTTCGTCAAATGTGATATTTACGGTCGGGTCTGCCATTGGCATACTGTAGGCTCTGCCGTCAATTACTGTATTCGGGTACTTGGATATGTAAATGGCATCCGCCACCTTATCCCCGATTTTGAATACTGCCGGGATTTCCTCGGTATCCTTTGGTCTTACGAATCTGCACATGATAGACGGAATCCCTCTATCATCAAAAATTACTACATTGTTGTGGTCTACTGCGTTCATTGTTCCTTGTCCTCCTGTTTTCTACTTCTTTGCGTAAATTGAATGTAACTTTATGCTTCCACGCCTTTTTATGCTTTCCTCGGTGTGTAATCCCGAATCAAAAAATGCACAAAAGGTAGTACCGCCGATAATACTTGTTGCAACTATGTAGTTGCCGATATTATGAAACTCGCACCGCTTGGCGTTGCGGTAAACTGTTATATGCTTCTCTGTCCTGTTCCCTGCCACGCTGACCCTCCTTTCTAGGCGTTACCTTTACGGTAATTTCTACGCCCTCTCTCTGTCCTATCAGCATAGCCAAGGTATCATAGAAGCGTTGTACCTGTTCTCTGTTCATGTATCGCCCTCTCTTCCTCTGCTATGTCAACTGCTGCCTGTCTGATTTCTTCACAATCCGCTTTCAACAGGTCGGCGGTCATTTCCATAACTTCCAATGGTAGGTTTTCATCTACCACTAGAGAGCCGACCATATCCGCCAACTCTCTAGCTTTTTCCTGTGCGTTTAAATTCAATTCCTTATCTCCTTTATGCTGTTTTAATACTTCTCACGCTTCTAAGGCACGCCATGTATCCTTTTACCTGATTCTGTTCATCCCTCGATAAGGCTCTAAGGAGTTCGATAAATTCTGTTGTTTCTTTCTTTTCCTTATCTTCCTGTAACGTGCTTTCCTGCATCTTTACTTCTGACATAGGCTTGACCTCCTTTCTTTGTTGACATTAACCTTGTCTCTGAAAATAGTATACTTGTCATTGAAAAGTTTGTCAATATCTTTTTATGCTTTTTCTTGACTATGAAAAGTTTGTGTGTTATTTTATAGGTACAGGAGGTATAAAAATGAACGAACGCTTAAAAGAATTGCGGAAATACCTTAATTTAAGTCAAAAGGTATTTGCTGAAAAGTTAGGAATAACCGATAGTGGATTATCTAACTTAGAAAGCGGAAAAAGGAATCTTACCGAACAGATGATTATTTCTATCTGTAGAGAATTTAATGTTAATCGTGCGTGGCTCGTTGAGGGTGTTGGCGATATGTTTACCAATTTGCCGGAAACGATATTAGACGAATTGGCATTACAATTTGAACTTACAGAGGACGAAAAAGACTTGGTAACGGATTTCTGTGAGTTATCCAAAGAGCAACGTCATATAGTAATGAACTTTATCCGTGGCTTTAAGGATAAAAAATAAGGGTCGGTTGCCCGGCCCTTTCCTTTTACTCTTTTGTGTATATGTACTGTATAAAGCGGTGGATTCTCTCCAATGCCTTTATATCGTCTATGCACATGAGCATATCCATAATGGATTTTCGTATTTTTTGTTTCATTTGCGTTTAAACCCTCCTTTGCTTGTATATATTATACTGCTGCAATATGGGTTTTTGTTAAATTTTGGTACGATTTCCAATATTGTGGAAATTATTTGTAATCGCTATCGAATAAATCGGTTATTTTCATATTTAACGCTTTTGCTATGGCTTCCAATTCTGCTATAGTCGGGGATACTTTTTCATTCTCAATATTATTGAGTGTGCTTTTGCTAATCCCTGTCATTTTCGATAGCTTGACAAGTGTAACTTTTTTATTATTTCTCGCCTGCCAAGTTAGTATTTTCATCTTACACCTCCTAGATATTGTTATTATCCCCGGAGGCGGACAGGCTATTATTTAATGTTTGGAGGTCTTTAGAATGAAAAGGATTTTATTGCTACTATCGGTTTTATTGTGTTTATCCCTCTGCTCCTGTGGCGTGTTCGTTGATACAGATACCCCAAAATCAGCAGAATTAAGTAATGAATATGATTTTTACGAAAACTCTGTTGCTTCTATTCGTGGTGCTTGCAATGTTTCTCCCGAGGAAGCAGACGAGATTTTTATTATACTTGTAAATAACTGTGGTGTCGATAAAGAAATATCCGTATCAAGCACCATAAATGCTCCGTATTCTGTAAAATATGGTTTCAAGACCCTTTCAATGGTACTTGATAACAAAGTTGTATCTACTGTATCAGACGGCGATAAACAGTTATATCCTGTTACTTCCGATTCTACAGAATCCGTTGACAAGGATGCCGAAACGGAAACGGCAGCAGAATCTAATACAGAAACTTCCGTACCGCACCGTACCGATAGTGATATAGTCGGAGTAAGCGATAAAGATATTTCCGATATTGATATTTATTATTATGGTGATGTAAAAAATGATGTTACCGGGAATTGGCGTTATTCTATGACGGCAGATAATATTGATATAGAAAATTATGCCTTGTCGTATTATAAAACATATTTCAAAAGCGATTCAGAAATACACGGAATTGTAAATTTTACTCGCAAAACAACTTCAAGTATTCGTGTTAATGGTGGCATTATGTTCCTTGATATTTACGATTATGTAGACGGAGAGGAAAAAGATGCTAAGTTGATGTTTTCCGGCACTCTTCTTAAAAGCTATATGATTTATACCGACAACGGAGATATTCAACAAATACAATAAAGTAAAAACCGCCAACTACTGCAATAGCTGACGGTTTCCTAATTCCTTTTGTTAGACAAAGGAACTGATTTAAACGCACCTGCATTATAGCAGATTTTCTATTGTCTTTCAAATGGTTTTTATTTTTTATACCCATTTTCTAAGAAAGGCGGTTTGCTATATGTCTACCACGCATTTTTACTCACATTACCCAACCATAGAATATAAAACCTGTGCTTTATACGTCCGTTGCTCTAAAGAGGAACAAGCCAAGTTCGGCGATACCATAGAAGCACAAATAGAGGACTTAAAAGCCTTTGCCAAGCTGCACCATTTAAAAATCTATGCAATCTATGTAGACGAGGGGCATACTGCCCGGAAGAAATATAACAAGCGTAAGGAATTTATGCGTATGCTCCAAGATGTAGAATTGCATAAATTTGAGTATATCATATTTACCAAATTAGACCGTTGGTTTCGTAATATTGCCGATTTCTATAAGATACAAGAAATACTTGATAACAACGGCGTAACTTGGCTTACTGCCTTGGAACGCTATGAAATGGAAACAACCAACGGTAAACTTAACGTAAATATCCGCTTATCTGTCGCACAGGATGAAGCCGACCGGGATAGCGACCGTATTAAGGACGTATTCCGCCTTAAAGTTAAAAAGGGGGAAGCTATTACAGGCAGCTTACCTATCGGCTTAATGGTTGGAGAAAATGGCAAGGTTGATATTGACCCGGATACGGTCCAAATCGCTTATGATATGTTTGATTATTTTGAGGTCCATAATAGCAAGCGTGGCACTCTCCTGTATCTCATTGATAAATACAACCGCTATTTCTGCTATGAAACTATCGCTCGTGCTTTGCGGAATCCTCTTTACAAAGGGGAATACAGGGGCAACCCGGATTACTGCCCTAAGATTATCGACCCTGCCCGATTCGACCGTATACAGGTGCTTGGCAAGCGTAATGTTAAGGTTCGCAAGAATAACCGTTACTATGTCTTTTCCGGCTTGGCTCAATGTAAAGAGTGCGGTCATGCCCTCGTAGCCAATACAACCGTACAGAAAAGGTATAACAGGGAATATACACAATACAGATGCAATTATTACTCAAACTCTCATTTATGTACTCATTCGCACGGAATGAATGAAAAAGTTATAGAAAAATACCTATTGGATAATATAAAGCCGGAACTTGAAAAGTATGTTACTGCTTATGATGTGAAGCAGAACGCACCGACCAAAAAGGCGGACCCAAGCAAAATTAAAACCAAGATGCAAAGGCTCAAAGAATTGTATGTAAATGAATTGATAGACCTTGATGATTACCGCATAGAATACGAGCAATACAAACAGGAACTTGATAAACTTACCTCTACTGCTGCCCCGGAAGTAAAAGACCTGTCGGCTATCCGCTCATTCCTCGCCCTTGACCTCCAAAGTATATATGATAGTCTGACCCCGCAGGAAAAGCGTACTTTGTGGAGTAGTATTATTGATAAAATCATCATTTCAGACGGTGGAGATATTGAGATAGTATTTTTATGA